TTAGTTTTAACAGGCACATCATCAGGGGGTACTATTGCAAGTAGTACGTCTGGTGTTGCCGTTCAAATGCAAGATAGTGGAGCAAATACAAATACTTGTCAGGCATGGGCAAATTTTAACGGAGTTTCTGGTTCCGTTGCCATTAGAGCATCTTTTAATATAAGTAGCATTACAAGGAATGCAGCGGGTAATTACACTTTGGCATTTACAAATGCTTTAGTTGATTCAAATTATGCTTCTGTTGTTACAGGAGCAACTGGAGACACATATAATGTTGCAATTGGAGGTAGATATACAACATCAACTGCAAGCGCCATTCAAGTAAGTAATGCAGCAGCTGGTACTGGTGGTGTAGATGTTTCTTATGTTTCTGTAGCAGTTTTTAGATAAGGAAAATCATGGACTATAAATGGGAAATATCAGAATTAAGTGGGGAAGATGAAGTCATCACCCATGCAAAATACCATTTAACCCTGTCTAATGGCGAAACTACAGTTGAGACTGAGGGAAATTGGCATTTTAAAGATCCACAAAACAAGATTCCATTTGCACAAGTGACTGAGGAAATGGTAGCTCAGTGGATTGAAAATGAGGCTATGAAAGATGGTGTTTGTGTAATAAAATCTAGGTTAGAGGAACAATTGGCGCTTTTGGAAAAGTCGAAATCTATTGTCCCCCCTTGGAAACCACAAGTTTTTACTCCCAATATATAAGGTGACCCATGACCCAGGCCATTGACATCATTTCTAGGGCATTAAAAGATATTGGAGCTTTGGAGGCAGGGGAAACCCCTACACCAGAGGCATCTCAAGATGCTTTTGATATGCTCCAAGATATGCTAGACCAATGGTCAAATGAAAGCATGATGGTTTTCTATAAAAATGAAATCATCTTTCCTTTGGTTTCTGGTCAAACTCAGTACACTATTGGGCCTAATGGTCAGATTGGGGCAACTTTTACAGGCTCCATTACTGGCAATATTTTGACTGTTACATCCATCCAATCTGGTGGAATTTCACTTGGGATGACTTTGTCTGGGACAGGGATCACTGCAGGGACAAAAATACAACAAATGCTCACAGGGGCTGGTAATAATGTAAATGAGGCAGGGACTTATTTATTAAACATTAGTTATTCCTCTGTTTCAAGTGAATCTATCAAGGCTTATTATCAAAGGCCTTTGACCTTAAATTCTTGTTTTGTCAGGATTAATACCTATTCCAATGGTCAACCCATTACAAATGGGGGTCTAGATTATCCAGTTTCTGTGCTTAATATTGAGCAATATGAAATGATTGGATTAAAAACTTTAAATGGCCCTTGGCCCAAGGCTGTTTATTATGAGCCTACAGAAACATTAGGAAATATCTATGTTTGGCCTAATCCAAGTCAAGGTGAAATGCACATTTTTGTAGATCAAATATTTCAGCAGTTTGTATCTATAAATGACACAGTTAATTTACCTCAAGGTTATGCAATGGCTTTGAGGTGGTGTTTGGCTGAAAGATTAATGCCTATGTATGGCAAGGCTAGTCAGACACAAATTGCAATGATTAACAAGTTTGCCGCCCAAGGGAAGAGCACAGTTAAAAGAACAAATATGAGGCCTCCAATTGTTTCTACCTATGCTGATTCATTGTTGGTGGGTAGGCAAAAGGATGCGGGCTGGATCTTGAGCGGAGGGTTCTTTAGATAATGGCTGAATTTGGCTTTGTTGGCCCATCCTATACTTCTGCCTCTATTTACCAAGATGATCAAGAATGCATCAATTGGCGGCCAGAGGTTGATCCTCTAAAACAGCCAGGCTCTAGGGGTGTGGTTGCTTTGTACCCAACTCCTGGGCTGACATCACTATTAACATTTCAAAACCAAGCTCCTGTAAGAGGTTTAAGAACAGTTTCTGGAGGCCAACAGCTAATAGCAGTTTGTGGACAATATGTTTATTCCATGACCTCTAGTTTAATTCCTACTATTGTGGGCCAATTATTAACTACTACAGGCCAAGTGGGAATCACAGATAATGGCATAAGTGTTTACATTGTGGATGGGGTTTATAGATATACATGGAGAATTTCTAGCCCTAGTTCTGCAGTATTTACTGGAACTATTTCAGGCACTACTTTGACAGTTACAGCAGTTGCTAATGGAACAATTGGAGTTGGTCAATCACTTTTTGGGGTTGGAATTACATCAGAAACTGTGATAACAGCCTTGGGAACTGGCTCTGGTGGAGTTGGCACATACACCATAAATATTAGTCAAACAGTGTCAACAGCAGAGACTATGAACTCTACTGCTGTGGCGGCCAAGATCACAGCCAGTATCAGTGGATCTACATTAAATGTAACTGCAGTTGCCTCTGGTACTTTGTACCCAGGTCAAACCATCCAAGGCACAAATGTAACTGCCAACACAGTAATCACAGCTCTAGGCTCTCAGACTGTTTTAAGTGGGGCTATAGCCACTGCAGGGACAGGCTATTCTGTAAATGACATAGTTACTGTTGTTGGTGGAGTTTATGGACAAAGTCCAGCCACTTTTACAGTTACTTCAATAACTACTGGAGGTGTGGTTACAGGATTGAGTTTGACAAGTCCTGGTGCTTACACCTCTACACCATCAAATCCTGTTTCTGTAACTGATTCAGGCTCAGGATCAGGATTAACCCTAAATCTTACATTTGGCACAGGATCTGGTGGAACTGGTTCTTATGTATTATCTGGCACACAAACAGTTTCATCTGAAACCATGTATGCTTTGAACTTTACTATTTTGCCCTCCTCAGATGGGGCATTTTCTGGTGCAGATGTAGTAGATACTGTAGATAACTATTTTGTATATAACCATTCTGGAACCCAACAATGGGGTGCTAGTAATTTACTTTCACCTATTTCTTATTCTCTTAGCTTTGCCTCTAAAGATGGTGCTCCAGATAATTTAGTTTCCTTAATTGTTGATCATAGGGAAGTTTATTTGTTAGGTGAGGTTTCCTCAGAAGTTTGGGTGGATACTGGTACTTACCCTTTCCCATTTCAGAGAATCCCTGGCACAAGCACCCAACATGGAATTGTGGCTACATTTTCAATAGCTAGATTAGGCAATTCTTTTGCTTATTTGAGTAGGAATGTTAGGGGTCAATCTCAAATTATGATGATGAATGGTTATATTCCTCAAAGAATAAGCACTCATGCAGTTGAGAATACTCTTGTTAACCAATATGTTCAGGATGCTGTGGCATGGACATATCAACAAGAAGGCCATGAAGTTTATGTTATTAATTTTCCTACTATTGATATTACTTGGGCCTATGATATAACCACAAATATGTGGCATAAATGGCTTTGGAGGGATAACACCAACCAATATCATAGGCATAGGGGCAATTGTTCTGCTGTTTTTCAAAATATGGTGGTTGTAGGGGATTGGCAAAATGGTCAACTTTACATGCTAGACCCCAATAATTACACAGATAATGGGCAATCTATTAGAAGATTAAGAAGAGCACCTCATTTGGTGACAGACTTTCAAAGACAGTATTTTGATGAGCTACAGATCCAATTTCAGCCTGGAGTGGGGACAACTGGGGTTTCTTTGCCAATTAGCACAGGATCAGTAACAACCTATCCACAAGCCATGCTCAGATGGTCAAATGATGGTGGATCTACTTGGTCTAGGGAATATTGGGTAACTATTGGACAAGAGGGTAAATACAAAAACAGAGCTATCTGGAGAAGGCTTGGATGGGCTAGAGATAGGGTTTTTGAGGTATCTGTCACAGATCCAGTATTTGCTGTAATTGTCTCAAGCAATCTGAAGGCTAGTGAGGGTGAATCATGACCACACAGATCCAAGGCTATCCACAGACAGAATTTATTGATCAAGCAACAAAAAGGCCACAAAGAGCTTGGTTGCAATATTTGCAGAATTTGCTGAATTTCACATCTTCAGGGACAGCCACAAAAGGGGGGGCTATTTTGCCAAGTGCTCCTGCAGGGTTCATGAATGTCACAGTAAATGGCAAAAACTACAAAGTTCCATATTACAACCAATGAAACATTCAGACATATTTAAGAGCATGGAAGGTAGGATGGACTTTGATCCAAAGATTGTCCATAATTTCTCTGATGGCTTGTATGCCAAGGAAATGACAATTCCCAAGGATTTTTTTGTAGTTCAGCATTTGCATAGTTTTAGCCATTTGAGCATTTTGGCTAAAGGCAAGGTTATTTTAAGGACTGATAATTCTGAAGAAATATATAGTGCTCCAGCCTGTATTGAAATAAAATCTGGGGTGCATCATTCAATTCAGGTTTTAGAGGATTGTGTTTGGTTTTGTATTCATGCCACGGATGAAAAAGATGCATCTAAGGTGGATGAAGTTTTGATTAAAAGGGGTTAATTATGCCTATTGGAGTTGGATTAGGAATGGCGGTTGCAGGGGGGCTTGGCCTTATTGGGGCTAATATGTCTGCAAACGCGGCTAATAACGCGGCTAATTTACAAGCAAATGCAGCGGCAAATGCTCAAGCACTTCAGCAACAAAACTTTAACACCATTAATCAGCAACAAGCTCCCATCAGACAGCTTGGATACAATGCAATTAATAATATGGGTGCTTTAGGATCTGGCACTTATGGAATAGTTAACCAAAGTGGGAACACTACTGGAACTGGAGTTGGATCAGGTTATTTGACCAATCAGTTTGGTGCGGCAGATCTAAATGCTCAGATGGCCCCTAATTATGGGTTTGTACTTCAGCAAGGACAAAATGCTTTACAAGCCCAAAACAATGTAGGTGGTGGATTAATAGGTGGTAATGCACTTGCAGGGATGCAAAACTACACACAGGGATTGGCTGGAAATCAATACCAGAATGCCTTTAATAATTATCAAACTCAAAGAAACAATATTTATAGCATGTTGGCAAGTCAGGCAGGGCTTGGTCAAACTGGTCAAAACCAAGTAAATGCCGCTGGTACAAACACAGCAACACAACAGGGTGCTTTGGGTGTGGGGGCCGCGTCTGCACTAGGCCAAGGCCAAATAGGCCAAGCAAATGCTTATGGTGGTGCTTTAAATACTTTAGGCAATAATGCAATGCTTTATTCTTTATTGAATCAAAACACAACTGTGCCTCCTACTGATATGACAGGATTTCAAAGTCCTTATGTAGCACCTACATACACACCATCTGCTAATGCCCTAAATTCTTTAGGAAGTGGAACTTATAATGCAAATTCTGGTGGATCTTTGGGTAGTGGCACATTTAACCCTTATGGATACTAAAAATGGCAGGATTTAATTTCTCACCCATATCTGTTCAGCAACAGCCTCAGAATTCTTTGGCTGATTTGATGAATATTGCTAGAGGAGCACAGGCTTATAGTCAGGCTCAACAATTGAATCCTTTGCAACTCCAAAAGGCTCAATTAGATTTAGAACAAACACAAAAACTTAATCCTTTGGCTTTGCAAAAAGCTCAAGCAGAAACAGAAACAGCCCAGACTGGATCAAAACAAGCACAACAAAACTTTTTGGTTTCTGGTGAAAATTATTCTAGACAAATGCTAAATGCTTTGCCTACACTTGATGAATTTACAGATGATAAAACTGGTGAAGTAAATTATAAAGCATTAACAAAATCTTTAGATATTATTAGAAAAGGTGTGACTGCAGTTGGATTGCCAAAACATCCATCCAATTTGCTTGGCCAAATGGAAGAAGCAGTAGCAAAAAAAGATTATGATGCTTATGAAAAGTTAAGAACTATAGCGGCTAAAAGTTCTGGAACTACATCTGAGCAATTTCAGGCTAAATTTCCTGCTACACAATTTCTTGGTACTGGTGGTGAATACAATCCAATTGCTACTGGTAATCCTAGCCTTACTGGTGTTACACCTGGAACTTTACAAGGCAAACCAATAACAGCCACTCCTGCTCCATTGGCATATAGCCAAAGAATGGTTGATACTGGTGCTAAAGATTTGTCAGGAAATCCAATATTTAATGTTATTGATGAAAAAGGTAAGGTGGTTGGGCAAACAACTGTGCCATCATCTGTTCCTCCAAATGCTTTGCCTGGTGCTAAACAAGGCCAAGCAACAGAATCCCCTTTGCCAGTTACAAGAATCCCATTTGAAAATGAGGAAACAGTCAAAACTGCTAGAACAATACAACAAAAAGCTATTGATCAAAGAGCAACTGTTCCTCAAAGTACATACAATTACAATCAAATTATTCAATTGGCTGATAAAGCCATTACTGGAGTTGGCGCACAAACAATTGCAAAATTGGGTGGTGGGTTTGCCGCTATACCTTGGAAAGCAGATGAAACAAGTAATCTTCAGCAACTTGGTCATTACATGGCTTTGCAAACAGGAAACTTGGCTCAAGCCGCTGGTCTAGGAACAGATCAAGGAAGATCAATTGCACAAGAGCAAATTGGAACAACAAATTGGACTAATGATGCAATTAAAGCCACAGCTAGAACAAATAGAGCATTAGTTACTGGATCTGATTTATTTGGATTGGGAATGAGTAATGCAATTAAAAAAGCAGGGAACAATCCATTGGCAGGAAGAGATTTCACTGAAAAGTGGTCATCAGTTGCTGATATTGAGGCATTAAAATATTATGATGCCATTAAGAATAAAGATAAATCTGAAATCAGACAAATTGTAGATAAAGTTGGTGGCCCAGAATCTAAAGGGTATGCTGATTTAATTACAAGATACAACAAAATTTACAAACTTATAACAGAGGGTCAATAATGACTATTTTAAGTTTGGATGATTTAAACAGTGCAGTTGATGATGTTTATGGCAGAAAAAAGCCAACAGATATTATTGCTCCAAAGAAAAGTAGTATGTCTACTTTTAATGCTAATCAGCCAATGGCTAATGTTGTTACAGAAAACACTAACAACCCAGATATTTATCATCCACTTGATTTGCATAAGGCTGTTTTAGATGCTTATGCTGAACCTTCTCCTCAAGAACCAAAAGGTAGAGTTACAGGATTTTTGGGTGATGTAGGAAAAGGTATTGCATCACTTGTTGATGTTGCCTATTCTCCTGTTCCTACAGTTTTGGGAAATATGGCACAAATTGGAGCAAAAGTTAATCAAATGTCTCCTCAAAAGGCTGAGGAGTTGGGTCAAAAAGTTAGTTCACTTTTTGAAAAACCAGTTGGTAAATTTTTTGGTGTTACAGAAGATCCTGCATATAAGCAAGAATTAACAAACAAAATCACACAAGTTATTGGAGAATATGGCAACAAAGGGGCAGAATTTATTTCTCAGAAAACTGGGTTGCCTGTTCAAGATGTTAGGGCTATGCTCACTACAGCAAGTTTTGCAATGCCAGAACTTGGTTCAGAATTAAAGCCTATTGCTAAAGCAATAACAAAACCTGTTGTAGAAGAAGCTAAATTAATATCTGGTGTTTTAGGTCAAAAGATTCCTAAAGTAAAAATTGAACTTCAAAAACAATTAGAACAAAAACAAGTTCCTGAAATAACACAAAATCTTGAGCAATTAGAGCAAAACTTTCAACAGAAAAAAGCTAATCCTACATTGGCAGAACCAACTCAACAAGTAGTGCAAGAGAATAATGCACCTCCAGTTGTTCAAGATTTGGGAACTGCTAAACCTACAACTCCAGAAGCAGAATTTAAAGAAGTTCATTATGGTGAGTCTGGTTTGCCATTAGATGAACAATATGCAAGAGCTAAAGTGGCTCAAAAAGTATTAGGTGAAGACCATCAAGCTGATTTATCTGCTATTGAAGGAAAAGGAAAAGAAAGATCTACAAACTTTCAAACTTCAAAAACAGATACTCCTTTGGGAAATTATCTTGCTGAGAAATTTGCTGATGAACAAAATAGGCTTAATGCTTATCAATCAAAATTAGTAAAAGATACTGGTGGAACAGAAGGACTTGATGAATCTGCTGTTTACAAAAGAGGAAATACTATTCTTGAGCCTTTAAAAGGCCTTGAAGATTACTTTGATAAGAAAACAGAAAATATCTATAAAGCTAGAGATGAACAAGGAAAATCAATTCCTGTTTTAGCAAACAAAATAAATGAAACATTAAATGATAGAACATTAAGTGAAATTTCTGATCCTGCTGAAAGACTAGCAAAGACATCAAAAATTAAACTTGAACAATTGGGCATGATGGATAAAGAAGGTAATTTATTGCCTACTGATGCCTATCATTCAGAATTGTTCAGAAAATGGCTAAATCAAAATTATGATCCAAAAGCTAATCAACTACACAAAGCATTAAAAAGTGCAGTAGATGATGATGTATTGGCTAACATGGATACTAATTCACCACTTTACCAAGATGCTAGGCAATTGGTGGAACTTAGAAAGAATACTTTAGATAATCCAAAAGGAATTTCTAATATATTGGAGGCAAATGGCCCCAAGGACATTAATAGAAAAGTTGATGTAGAAAAGATACCTCAAAACATTATTAATATGCCTGTGGATCAATTTACTAATGTAATTGATACTTTAAATAATATGCCTGATGAATTGAAATCTAAAGCTCAAAAAGCAATAGGTGAAATAAAGGCACATTTTTTAAATCAAATGGCAGAAAAGAATCCTAATCAATTGACTAAGTTTTTAAATTCAAACAAAGAAGTCATGAATAGATTATTTTCTCCAGAAGAAATGGAGAATATAAGAGATTATCATAGTGCAAAGCATATATTTAAGACTGATACTGGGTATCCAGGAGCAGCGGTTCAGACCATAAACCTAGAAAAGAAAATTGGTCAAAAAATAGGTGAAATGGCAATTAATAAAGGAATTCCATTAGGTGCTGAACTTGTAACTGGTGGTCATGGAATGGGAGTTCCTGCACTTGTTACAAGTCATTATCTTGAAAAAAGAACTGCTAGAAAAACTGCTGAAACACAAGCTCAAGCAGAAAAACAATCTTTTGAAAATGCTCAAAGCAGATTTGTTTCCATTAAAGATTTATTAAATAAGGACAATAAATGAGTGTCAATCTTGCCCCAATAGGTAATGGATTTCAATTCTTTACCACAACTGGTTTACCTTTAAATGGTGGTTTGATCTATACCTATCAGGCTGGATCAACTACACCTCAAGCCACTTACTCAGATAATGCTGGTGCTTATGCCAACACCAATCCTATTGTTTTAGGTACTGATGGCAGACCCCAGACTGAGATTTGGCTAACTTATGGCTATAACTATAAGTTTGTATTACAAGATTCTAGCTATAACACTATACAAACCTATGATAATTTGTATGGAATTATTGGAGTTGCTCCTACAACATCAGCAAGTGTTCCTAGTGGACTAATTGCTATTTGGTCAGGTGCAACTGGATCTATTCCATCTGGATGGTATTTGTGTAATGGACAAAATGGTACACCAGATTTAAGGAATTCATTTGTTCTTGGTGCAGGAAACACCTATGCTGTAGGTGCAACTGGAGGAAGTACAACCACAACACTTACTCAGGCTAACTTACCAAATGTAAACTTTACTGCCACAGTTACAGACCCTGGACACTTCCACACTACTTCATTGCCTCCATATTGGTCAACAAGTGGATCAGGTGGAATTAACTTTACTTCTGGTGCAACTGCTGGGTCTAGTGGTTACTCTGGAATAAGTGACACCAAATCAACTGGAATTTCTGTAAGTGTTGCATCTGGTGGTTCTGCTACTGGAGTTCCAATTCTTCCTCCATACTATGCTTTGGCATATATTATGAAGAGTTAATCATGGCTGAAATTGATTTAGTTAAATATGGGGTTCTTTGGCAAAAAGTAGAGGACTATGAAAAAAAGTTTGATTCTATGGAAAAGAAAATAGACAAACTTGAAAACTCTATTGAAAAGCTAATTTCAATGGCTGATAAATCCAAGGGAGGTTTTTGGGTTGGCATGATGATAGTATCAAGCATTTCTAGCTTGGTAGGATTTTTTTCACATTACTTTACTTTTAAATAATGCCATTCATGTTAGCCATCTCTGCAGTCTCTGCTATTAAGCAAGGGGTTGCAATGTATAAAGATGCTAAAAATGTAGGCAAAGAAGTAATGGGCATTTATACAGAACTAAGTGATTCACTTGGTTCTTTTTTTGACCATCAAGAAAAAGCTATTGAAGAAGTTAAACACAAAGAAAATAATCCTCCTAAAGGCAAGAGCATAAAAGCTCAAGCACTTGAAAATGTTATTAAAAGAAAACAACTTCAACAAGCAGAAGAAGATTTAAAAAGAACTTTAATTTATGATTCTCCTCCAGAATTAGGTGCTTTGTGGACTGATTTTCAAGCAGAAAGAGCAAAACTTGAAAAAGACAAAGTTAAATTTGATTCAGATCAAAAAAAAAGGATCAAATTGAAAGAAAGGAAAGAGAAGAAAAAAGAGAAAGATGGAATATTAGAATTGCAATCTGTATTGCAATCTTGGTGGTCATCTTCACAATTGCTAGTTTAATGTATTACATTAATTTGGATTATCAGACAAGTAAAATAGAAGAACCTTGGCACATTGAGTTTAAAAAGAAATTCAAAGATAACAGCATTGATTATGAATGTTACAAAATATTTAGGGAAACTGGTTATTCTCCTAGCTATTGTAAGTAGTGGCTGTGAGGATAGGTTTCGTTATTTTTGTCAAAACCCTGAGAACTGGAACAATGAAAAGTGCAAACCCCCAATCTGTATCGCAACCCAAACGTGCCCAGAATACTTTTCTAAGCCTACTAATGTCAAAACCCAAAACAACTGAACAGCTCCATGCTGAAACCCAAAGGTTTGTTGTTAGAGGAATGACATTGGGTTTGATTGGTGTTTTGTTGCTTTTTGCATACAGTGTGGTTTATACAGAACAGCCATTATTTAATGAGGCTCCTACAGACAAAGCTATTTTTGCTGTGCTGACTTTACTGGCTGGTCAAGCTACACAGATCTTGGCTAACTTCTTATCTAAAACACCTCCTCCAACACAATCTAAATGTACTCCTACAATAAAGCAAGAGGAAAAGTTAATTACTGCATTAGAAAAACCTAGTCCACAAAAATCTTTTTCTTTTGGTAATCCAAATGAAAGGCCTCCATTATGAGCACTTATATAGCTTCTTTTCTTTTGTTTTTAGGATTAATTTTTGGCATTTATGAATATGGGGTTAGCAAAGGATATTCACAAAGAGATGCTGAAACAGTTCAACAAATAGCTAAGATCAATGCAGAAAATCAAAAAAAGACTGAAGATTTAATTCAACAAAGGGATGAAAAAGAATCTGAACTTCAAAAGGAAAAAGATAATGCTAAAAAAGAAATTGCCAAACTTAATTCTGATCTTGTTGCTAACAAGTTGCAGTTCTATGTCAAAGTTAAATCCCCCCCCAACAATGCCTGTGCAAATGCCTCCACTCCCACAGGAGATCAAACCAATGTTGCCCAACTTGACAGTTCAACTGCAACAGCTCTTGTCAATATCACCTCCCAAGGGGATGAAGGAATAGCAAAACTTAATGCCTGTGTGGCTTTTTATAATCAAATTAGGAGCATGGTAAATGGAACCCCAACAACTAAGTGAAGCATGTGGCATTGATTTATCCCATGCAGAGGCTTTAATTGAGCCTATGGAGAGTGTTTTTAAGATGTATGACATTAGTACACCTGAAAGACAAGCATCTTTTATAGCCCAATGTGGACATGAATCTGATGGTTTTAGGTTCATGGAAGAGAATTTAAACTACAGAGCTGAATCACTTTTAAAGACTTGGCCTAGCCATTTCAACCATAGCAATGTGGCTGAATATGCTCATAATCCTGAAAAAATAG